GTCTCGATACCGGACTCAAAGTATTGAGTTGGTTTCGCAGTACTGTAGTATAGATAATCAGTGTCAAGCAGGTAAATTCTGCTGATACCGTCAGGTGCTACATCCTTAGATGGGATGATTGGGACACCGTTGTAAGTTGCGACTATAAATCCAGCCTCAACACCCGGTACACCCTTAACACCATTGTAAGTTGGTACAACTCTCTTCTCTTCCATGAATCTCTGTTGAGACTGTAGAAGTTGCTGAATACGCATTAGAGTGTCATATCCAGTCAGAATACACTTAGGGTTACCACCACGAATCCAAATCTTTTGGAACATCTCATCAAGATGGTCAAGACTTAGAACTCTCTCGGTTAAACCTGCATCTGAAGCAACTGAAATCTCAGCATCAGACCAAGTGTTAGCACTTCGGTCAATACTGTAAATGTCAAGGTCTGCCGCTGCACTAATGTGAGCAGTGTTGTTGCCTGTTACATGGTGCGTAGCGTATGGGTTACCAGTAGAATCCATTGTAGCAGCGTTTGCAGTAACACGGTCCAAAGACTCGATGTCGTTACCTGCAGGTGTGTCTACATCCTGTGTTAGCATTTGGTTGATGTGCTCAGCGTGGTGCTTACCCATCTCTTCCTTTAGGACAGAGCGAATGTCGCCCAGTCCGTCATCCTTGTCATTCAAGAAGATTGCAACCTCAGACATATCGAATGTGTGTGCGATAGTCTTAGGCTTTGCTGCAACATTTTGGAATACAGGCTTGGTAGTTTCAGGAAGGGTTGCGTTTTCAGCAACTCCGCCACCAACAGATGTTGAAGGCTTAGCAGTGACAACACGCCATCCGCTTCTATCCCAAGGTTTCTTAGGTAGTATAGAGAAGGCATTGAACTCTTGGTTCAACTGACTCCAAACTTTTCGTCCGTAAATCGCTTGGTATGTACCAGCGGTTGTGCTCAATAACGGAGCATCTGCTTTCAATAGTTCGCTTCCACTGTAAGTGTAGCCCATTGAACTACCCGCACCGTAATAATAGCGTTCCATATCGTTAACTGTTCTCATGTAATTTCGTGCCATGTCAATTCCTCCTTATTTATTCCCAAACCGTCCCTGCGAGACTGTGTACTTCGTCCCACGACATGTTTGCTAGTTCCTCTGTAGATGGTATTCCTACTGTGGAAGATGAATCCGACTTGCGGATAGTTGATTCTGCCGGAGCAGTACTAATGTTGTCAATGCGATTGCTTAGGTCAGAAAGCGCCTTTTCAATGTTAGATAGTGGTGTACGAGCGTCGAACTGTGCTGCTGCACGGCTCTCTGCTTCGTGGCTAAGTTCCTTTTGTAGACGGTCACCGAATACAGTACCAAGGTTACCCTTGAACTGTTCTTCTAATGCTGCAGCCTTGTAAACTTCGTAAGCAGCCTCAATATCTGTAGGGCTTACGGAAGTCGGACTCAAGTAACCCTTAGCAACTTTGCCGGAGTTAATCTTACCAACAGCGCCAGTAGACGGGTTACCGCCTTCTGATGTGCGGTCACTGGTTTGTCCATTCATCTGTTCATCAGGGAACTCTTCGGGTGTGCTACCAAGGTTAGCCTTAGCAACATCGTCAAAGTGACTGCGTGCTTCTCCAGTGTTAACGCCCTGAGACTTCAGGGTGTTTTCCATCCAGTTTAGGTATTCACTTGTGATAACATCAGAGTAGCCATCGCTCTTTTCAAACGGGTTTTCTTTCTTTTCACTCATTTTTTCATCATCCTTTTTATCTTTATCTTTATCTTCATCTTTGTCTGAATCTGAATCTGAATCATCATCGTTGACTTTAGGTTTTAGGAATGCAGGCAGTTCGCCATCTTCTTTTTCCATATTATCCATACGCTTGTTTAATCTATCCAGTACAGTCGACAGTTCGCTTAATGCATTATTTTCATCATTTACCATTGTTGTGTCCTCCTTTAGTATTCTAAAGGTCGCTTCAGGGTTAATCCCTTTTTCGCAAATTGTCACTTCGTGTAGTTCCAGTTTGGAAATCTCAGTGTAATCGCCGTGTTCAGCGTCACTCTTTCGCATTCTCTTGAATGCTTGTCCTCCAATACTGAAGCCTCTAAGTGCCCCTTTGCGAATCTCATTGGCTACTTCACGAGCCTTCTCGATGTCATCTCTTAGTTGTATGACAACGAACATGCCAGCGTCATCGACGCCGGACTTCCATACACGACCATCGGAGTCTGTGTACTGTGGTATTACACTACCAACCTGTATGTTAGAGTGTGCGAGTTGTACATTGCGGAAGGCATCTGCCTTCATGAAGTCGCCAAATGCGTTCTTCAATGCTCCACGGGTAATTAAGTCCCCTTGCTTATCTACCATCTCAACAGATGCGTAGCCAGCAATTACGAGGTCATTGTCAGCCTTGACTATACTAATACTACCCCTGTGGTTAACAGGGGAGGTACGCAGGGTCATCGATGCCGACATTGTTTTGATTAAATCCATTCATACTATTTAATCAAGTACGGAATGTCGCAGATTCACCTGTTACTTCAAGAGTACCACCTTCTAAAGGTATAGTCATGTGCTTAGCAGGCTCGCTGTCCTCCGCTCCCGGCTCTATGTAAGAATCTTCTCCGGGGCGTTTTCTAGCATCAAAGTCAGGCATTGTCTTTTCGTCGTGCAAGTTAGTCGGACCAGTCGGCGACTCTATAGGAGTACCATAACCTATGCCCAGTCCCATAGCACCTGTGCTAGATTGCCCAACAGAGCCCGCCCCGCTCTTGATGAGTTTTTCGACTAACTGTAATCCTTTGACAAGTACCTTCTTTTTTTGCTCTTCGTCCCACCAGTCAGTACCTTTAACTTTCTTAGGCTTGACTAAAGGTTCGCCGGGTTCTATTCCGTCAGCAGAGAAGCCTCCGTTTTCATCTTCTTCTTCTCTGATTTCCAAGCCTGCTTTCAACAAAGCACCTGCAACCGGACTCCAATACTGTCTTTGGCTTTCAGACAAACGAATGAGATAGGAGTTAGAAGCCAGTGGACTATGCACTGTCCACATGTTACCAGTCTGTGTGCACTTGTATAGTACATCGCCTTGTGGCATAGTTACTCTGACTCCACTACTGGCCCTTGATAACTCGCATAGCCATTGAGTAGATTCAGATTTGGATAGCATACCTAGCGTCTCTTGGCTAACGAGACCCTCACCTTCTGCTTCTTCTTTGACATCTGAAGAACTAACTGTGTACAGTTTCTGACCGCTACTAGCCTCTGACTCGGCTACATTAGAGACATTGACCCTAACATGGTCACCTTCGTTGTATTTATCAGGGCTGTCGAATGCGGCTCCTACATCCATGTAAGTTTCTCCACCTGACTCAACGCCTCTATCACCTAAGTCATCTTCTTGTGTAATAGGTCCGGTACCCAAGCGATAAGTGTAAGGGCCGCCCCCTCTTCTTTCAAGTACTCTTAGCACTACATCATTCCCTTCGTTAAGCATGACCCACTTAGGATGGCGCATTTCGCCTACCATATAAGTAGACTTAGCATCTCGCAAAATCAACTTATCGTGCTCTTTCTGCAAATCCTCTACTATCAATTCAAGACCTGCATCGTCTGTAAGTCTCGTGTCACTGGCACTTGGGACATGTATGTTCTCTACTCCTTCCATGCCCCCTCTTAGAATCTTGATGCGGTCATCTAGTAATGTATCATGTACTTCCTTGTCATCATACTCTATTACATCAAAGATGTAGTAACCATCTTCTGTCTTTATGACATCGGCGTGGAAATTGTTATCGGTAACTTTCTTGAAGTTCTCTTTATCTTCCTTTGATAATGTGAACGGTTTGGCTGAGATTTCATCATCATCTTTCTTTACGAATCCTCTTTCACCTTCAGGCATTACCGAAACTATCCAGTCGCCTGTAAAGCCACGAAGGTGCTCCAAGTCTGCTAATTTGAATATACGATGCATCGGTTGTAGAAGAGGTACTTCTTTTCCAAGTTCCTTTCTGATTATATCAGGGTTAGTCAAAGACGCTAACCCCATTTCAGACTTGCCGACCTTGCGAGTGTCCATACTGTTCACAACACCCATACTGTCCATGTGTTTATGTGCACCCTGTCTGTCTTTACCTAATAAATCGTCCTTAGTCGAACCATTATGGTGTGTGTAATCAGGATGCAACATATGTGATAAGTGAGGGGCGATTGACTCAAATATATTTTGTAGCGGATTTAACAAACGCATAGGTTTCTTGTTGTCTCTTAGCCTAATTTCTCCATTAGGCGCAATATGGTAATCGAATGAAGGTGTTACTCTTTCTCCAAACTCATGCCTTAGACCATTAGAATTGTAAATGCTAGGTACAGAATGTGAGTTTGGACCGAATGCATCTATAGGTACTTTGCCAAACCCAATCTGACTAGTACTGACGCTTTGCGCTTCTCTAGGCTCAATGTTAGGGTCACTGAATAACAAAGACTGCAAAACCTGCTGCGTATTGTAAGCATCAGAAACTTTTTTCTCAGGTTTACTTTCACTACTGCCTCTTTGACCGGACTTTGAGCCAACCCTCTGAGTAGTAGGCTCTGCTAAGCGGTGGTCGCCGTTATGAGCGACATGGTACATTAGGCCTGCTTGCTCATTCATTTTGTCAATATCTGCCTTTGCACCCCTTACCCCTTTACCTTGGAAAGGCTTTACAAGTCTGTCTATTTGATTAGTTAATTGGAATAAATCTTCTTTACGACTTTTCTTATTTGTTTTCAGATTTACAATTTCTTCTTCAAAGTCCATGTCAGGGTCTACCTTGCCAGTCTCCTTCAGATACTGACCTACTGTCATAACAGGGAGTTGGAAGTTAGGGTCATGTCCTGATTCTACAAACTTCTTTTCAAACATGTCAAGGAAATTAGTGATAGTATGCTGCACATGTGGGTTAGAATCATAATCAGGTAGCCCTAATTTTTCAACAAGACCTTTGTAATCTATCAAGTCTTTTATGCCCACCTTGACAGGGCTATCATGCACTACTCGCTTTATGTCACTAGTCAGTGCTGCACCGGCCATTGGTCTCTCAACT